CCAATGACAGGACCAACTGGTCTTATCTTTGCGATGAAGAGCCGTTATAATTCGCCTGGTGTTAACGGTGCTACCAACGGAACCACAACTGGTCTTCGTGACGGTACTGAAGCCCTCTATGGTGAAGCCGATACAAGCAAGTCTGCCTCTGGTTTAGGTGGCACACACGCTGGTAATATGGGTGGAATCTTTGCTAACGATACCGCTAGCACTGATGGTACCTTTAGTCCAAGCCGTGGTATGACCACTGGTCAAGGTGAACAAGCTGGTAACGGTACTGTTAACTTCAATGAAATGTCTTTCACTATTGAAAAGACAGCCGTTGAAGCCAAGACCCGTGCTCTCAAGGCTGAATACACGATTGAACTTGCTCAAGATCTTAAGGCTGTTCACGGTCTTGATGCTGAAACGGAACTTGCAAACATTCTTTCCACGGAAATCATGTTTGAAATCAACCGTGAATTGGTTCGCTTGGTGTACAATGTTGCCAAGTTGGGTGCTCAAAATACCGATCTTAAGGGTAAGACCGCTGGTGCTTTTGGTTTGAACAATGCGGGTGGTGGTGGTATCTACGATCTTGAAGCCGATTCCGATGGTCGTTGGAGTGCGGAAAAGTTCCGTGGTCTTTCGTTCCAAATGGAACGCGAAGCCAACAAGATTGGTGCTGATACTCGTCGTGGTCGTGCAAACATGGCAATCGTCTCACCAGACGTTGCTTCTGCTCTCAGCATGAGTGGTCTTCTTGACTTCTCTCCTGCTTTCAGCGGTGCCTTGAACACCGATGTTAACGGCAGTACTCTTGCAGGTACAATTTCAGGTGGCAAAGTTAAGGTCTATATTGATCCTTACTCGATGCCAACTACGATTGAATCATTCAATCCAGTAAACTATGTTTGCATGGGTTATAAGGGTGCTTCCCCATACGATGCAGGTCTCTTTTATTGCCCATACGTTCCGTTGCAAATGGTTCGTGCGGTTGATACGGGTACCTTCCAACCAAAGATTGGTTTCAAGACTCGTTACGGTCTTGTTAGCAATCCGTTCGTTATGAATGGTAATTCACCAGACGGTCAAACTTTGACTAGTCGTATGAATCAGTACTATCGTATCTTCCGTGTTGATAATCTTCACGGTAATGATGCTTCTTACGGTGGTTGAGTCTGAGTTATATTAACTGATTATGAGGGAGGTCGAAAGACCTCCCTTATTTTTTGCCTAAATACTTTATATGAGCAACAATCCCCTTTTACAGTCGGTTATCGCAAGAGAACCTAAAACTCTAAACAATTTACAACCAAATGAATTCCGTGTGGTTTTCCATAGAATTCCTAACATGGTTTATTTTTGCCAATCTGCAAATTTACCAGGCATCAGTTTAAATGAATTTGTGCTACCTACTCCGTTTGCAACACCTGTTCGTCGTGCTGCTGGCGGTTTAACTTATGATAATTTCGATATAAATTTCACAGTTGCAGAAGATCTTTCAAATTGGAAAGAAATACAAGAATGGATCACTAGAATTCCACCAACTGTAAATTTTATGGGTGGATACGATAAATATAAAGATAATTTTTCAGATGCAACTCTTATAGTAATGAATAGTATGTCAAAACCAATATTTGCAATACATTTTAAAGATTGTTTTCCTACTGCACTTGGTAGTTTAAACTTTGAAACCACGGTGGGAGACATTAATCCTATTATTTGTAATATTTCATTTGCATTTACTGGTTATAGTGTGGAAACCTTGACTTCTGCCTAATGCATGATATAATTTACATATGACTCTACAAGACCTCTATAACGCTGTTAAATCGGATCTGGGACTAGATAAGACTGAATTGGACAAGGAATCCCTCCGAATCCCACAACTTCACAATAAATACCTCATCATGTTTCATGATGAGCGGTTGCGGTTGACAGCGTTCAAGACATCTTATTCTAAACTATACAAGGATAAGTGGGAGTATTACACAGGTAAAATGAGTGAAGAACGATTAAAGGAACTTGCATGGGAACCGTTTGATCTTAAGATTCTTCGCCAAGATGTAGAGATATATCTACAATCAGATAATGAACTACTTGAATTAAAGGGTAAACTCAGTATTCAAGAAGAAAAGGTTGATTATTTAAGTTCCGTTCTTAAAGGTATTACAAACAGACAATTTCATATCAGAGATGCTATTACTTGGAGAAAGTTCCTAGACGGCAGTATGTAAACCACCTAAATAATGGTATATGTCTGATTTAGTGATTGAACCTATAGATTCTGTGTTTATAAAAGTGGATTGTGAAAGAAGCTTTGCCAAGGAGTTATCCGATCACTTTACCTTCCAAGTTCCAGGACACAAATTCATGCCCGCCTACAGAAACAAAATGTGGGACGGACAAATCAAGCTGTATAATATCTACAAACAGCAAATCTATGCAGGACTTTCAGAATATGTTGAACAGTTCGCAAAAGATAGATCGTATTCGTTTACGAACAATATCCCAAATCGAGAAGACAGTATCTCGATTGACGGGGTTATAGATTACATAAAAACTTTAAATCCTCATGCTTACGGCAAGAGTCTTGTTGCACATGATCATCAGATCGATGCTATTCATCATGCTCTTAATCATAAGCGTTGTTTGCTACTTTCTCCCACAGGATCAGGTAAGAGTCTAATAATATATGTTATATGCAGATATTTACTCAGTATACTTCCAAAAGATAGAAAAATATTAATTATTGTTCCCACTATTTCTTTAGTATCACAGATGTATTCCGATTTCTTTGAATATGCTTCCAAGACAAATTGGAAGACTAGAGATTTTGTACATAAAATATTTGGTGGTGAAGAAAAAAATTCAGATAAAAGAATTATTGTTTCCACTTGGCAAAGCATCTATAAGATGCCTCAGAAATACTTTGATCAGTTTGGTACCGTGATGGGTGATGAGTGTCATTTATTCAAGAGCAAATCTTTGACTACCATCATGACCAAATTAACAGACTGTGATTATCGTATAGGAACCACAGGAACATTGGATGGTAGTTTCACTCACAAATTAGTTATTGAAGGATTGTTTGGTAGAGTAAAGCATGTTACCACTACTAAAAAATTAATGGAAAAAGATATTCTATCAGGATTAGAGATTGATTGTCTAGTTTTAAATCATCCTAATTCTGTTAGACAAGAATTGAAACGAGCAACATATCAAGAAGAATTAGATTGGTTGGTTGCCAATCCTGCAAGAAATCAATTCATTTCAAATCTTGCAATGAACCTAAAGGGAAATACTCTTGTGTTATTTCAATACGTTGAAAAACATGGAAAGATACTACATCAGTTAATGAATACCATGAATAAGAATAAAACTAAAGATATTTTCTTTATTTACGGGGGAACAGATGTTGAAATGAGAGAATCTGTTAGAAAATTATGTGAAAAACAAGACAATGCTATCATCATTGCTTCCTATGGAACCTTTTCTACGGGTGTCTCTATTAAAAGACTACATAATATTGTATTCTCTTCACCATCGAAAAGTAGAATACGAGTATTACAAAGTATTGGACGGCAGTTGCGTAAATCGGAATTCAAAGACAAAGCTAGACTATTTGATATTGCTGATGACTTACAGTGGAAATCTTATCAAAACCACACCCTTCGCCATTTTATTGAACGCTTGAAAATATATGAGTCTGAGAATTTCTCTCATAGAAAAATCAATATTAAATTGGAGAGCATATGCAAGACAACGGATATAGGATAATAAAACTAGTATCAGGTGAAACTCTTGTTGGTAAGATTGTAAGATCTACCAATTCCTCTGTCATTAAAGTTGAAGAACCATTCGAGTATAAAATAATGGTTGTGGTAGATCCAAAATCATTACAAACAAAAGATATTATCACATTTAGAGATTGGACTGAATTTTCCACATTCCGTACAGTTGATATTAGTACTTCTGCTGTTATGTCACTAATGATTCCAAGTGAAGTATTAAATTCTTTTTATGAAGATGAAAAGACTAGAATTAAAAAACAAAACACTGAAACCCTAACAGACATGGTTAAAGCGTTAGAAAATAAACCACCTAAAACAAAAGATACAGTATCCGTTCATTTTGAGCTCACTCCTGATATGGCAGAAGATCTATTAGATTATATGCACGAGATGGGTGATTTCTATGAAGATGGTGAAGATATAGAAGATGATGTGAATCCACCAAAACCTAAAAAGAAAAAAACTCCTAAAAAGGATGATCCTAAAAAACACGGTAATGGTTGGAAAGATTGGTCATCTGATCCTAAAGATTATCTGTAATCATAATCCTGATAGTAGAGTATATAATGGCCCCGTTAATGATGACACACTAAGAATAACAACAAGAATTCGAATTGTCAAGAGTTTTTACTTGATTATTCTGAAAAATGTTGTATAATCTGTTTAACCAAGAAGGAAGTTATAATGAAAAACAAAAAAGTAAAAAAGCAAGATATAGATGAAGATGATCTTAATCCGATAATAGAAGTAAAGCCAAAGAAGAAAGAAAAGACACACTATGTGGACAACAAGAAATTCTTTGCTGAAATGGTATTGTGGAAAGGTCTAGTAAAAGAAGCACTAGAATCAGGAGAAGAAAAGAAACCACCAGTAACCGAATATATTGGTAGATGCTTTCTAGAGATTGCAGAAAATCTTGCAAGAAAGCCAAACTTCATGAATTATCATTTCAAAGAAGATATGATTGGTGATGGTATTGAAAATTGTTTATTGTATTGTTCAAATTTCAATCCTGAAAAATCTACAAATCCATTCTCTTATTTCACACAAATTATCTACTATGCATTTCTTCGCCGAATACAAAAAGAGAAGAAACAGAATTATGTAAAATATAAGTTTTTAGAATCCCAAGATACAAAGGGAGAATGCTCAAAGTATTTAAAGTTTATCGGAATATCTGATGATGAGCATGAACATTATAAAACACTTGATGATGAAAAAACAAAGAAAGTTAGAAAGAAGAGAAAAGGTAAAACTCTAGAAAATTTCATGGAGGAGTAATTATGAAAATTGCCATTATTTGTGATACACATTACGGAGCAAGAAACGATTCTCCAATTTTTCTAGATTACTTTCTAACATTTTTTGAAGAACAGTTTTTCCCATATTTGCGTGAGCATGGTATTACGCAAGTACTCCATCTTGGGGATCTGATGGATAGAAGAAAATTTGTGAATTTCTTCACCCTTTCTGAAGTGAAATCTCGATTTCTAAAACCATTTGAAACGGGAGAATTCAAAATGGATTGTATCATAGGAAACCACGATACATTTTATAGAAACACGAATTCCCTAAATTCCGTAAATCAATTGTTTGAGAAGGATGGAATTACAATCCATGAAAATCCTATTTGTTTAAATTTTGATGGCTTGGATATTGCACTTGTTCCATGGATCAATAAATCAAATTACGATTCCACAATGGATTTTATTAAAACAGTATCTGCACCAATTCTGATGGGACATCTAGAACTTACAGGATACCAAGTACTTCGTGGTATCAGTCATGACAACGGTATGGATGCTGCCCTGCTGTCTCGTTTTGAATCTGTATATTCTGGTCACTTTCATTGCAGACAGTCTGGTGGCAATGTAACCTATCTTGGAACACCCTATCAGATAACCTTTGGTGATCTTGGAGAAGATAAGGGATTTCATGTATTAGATACTGAAACTAGAAATATGGAATTTATTAAAAATAAGAAAAAGATGTTTCATAGTATTGTTTATAATGACAAAGAACAGGATATGACCAAAATAGATTTCTCCCAATATAAGAATGGGTATATCAAGGTTATTATAGAAAATAAAACAAAACCTATGACTTTTGATAGGTTCATGGACGGGTTATATACTGCACCTGTTACTAGTGTTAATATCATTGAACAAGAAAGTATGAATTTGATGACTGAACAACCTGTAGATAACAGTCAGGATACCCTGAGTATTATTAATACAGAAATTGATGGAATGGAAGAAATAGAGAACAAAAACAAATTAAAAACTCTAATATACGATCTTTACATGGAAAGTATATCTGTAGAGTAAATCTTTACTAAATAATATATTATGACAGATAACAGAGCCGAAATAATAATAGAAGAAAATGAGTCAGGATGTGTTATTTCTTGTAATAACATGGAGTATGATTCTTTAATTGAATTTTTAATAGAAGAAGAATTTGACTTCATTGAAAAAGATGATACAATACAAGTGTTATCGGGCATCGATGAAGTTTGTGATGCGGTATCTGAATACGATTTAGAGATATTTCATCCTTCCTTGTTGGAAGGTATTGCAAAACGCAAGTATGTGGTAAGAGCAGGCAAACGAAAGGTTATATTTAAATGCAAACCAGGTGAAAAACGCTTCGGCAGATCATGTCGAAAAATTCCTTCATCTCAGTTGCAAAAATTAAAAAGACGAGCCAAGCGTGGTGCAAGAAAAGCACGATCAAAGCGAATGCGAGCAAGTAGACGACGAAAATCATCTATACGAAAAAGAATAAAATCTAGTGTACCAAAAAAGATGAAACCTGCAGCGATTAAACCGACACCGAAACCAACGAGTTCAAAAATTAAACGACTCAAATAAATAATTTACTTTTTATATTATGGTTATTTTTAATAAAATACGATGGAAAAACTTTCTGTCAACTGGAAACACTTTCATAGAGATTCAGTTGGATAAAAGCAGAACAACCCTGATAGTGGGTGAGAATGGTTCAGGTAAGACCACACTATTAGATGCTATTACTTTTGTTCTATTTGCAAAGCCTTATAGAAATATCAATATCCCGCAACTAGTAAATTCCATCAACGAAAAAGATTGTGTCGTTGAGATTGAATTTACAAAGGGAGAACACAATTATAAGATAGTTCGTGGTCTTGCACCAAAATTATTTGAAGTCTACTGTAATGGTCTACTCATAGATCAGAATGCAAAAAGTAAAGATTATCAAAAGATGGTGGAAGATGTCATACTAAAAATGAACTACAAATCATTCTGTCAAGTAGTTATTTTAGGATCTACAAACTATGTGCCGTTTATGCGACTTACTTCTTTGGATCGTAGAGAGATTGTGGAAGATCTTTTAGACATTAGTGTATTTTCCACAATGAATACTGTTCTCAAGGGTAAAATCTCTAAGGCAAAAGAAGATATTAAAGACCTTGATCATAAGGTGGAAATTGAACGACAGAAAAGTATTGTTCAACAGAGAAATATTAAACTTATGACTTCTCGTAGTCAGGATCAGATTAAAAAGCACGAACAGGAAATCGTTGATTCTGAAATGGTAATAAAGGATCTTGAAGTTCAGATTGCAGAAAAACAAAATCATATTCAACTGCTTATGGATGAGTTGGAATTGTTGAATGTGGATGAAGAAGTAAAAACTTTAGAGTTTTCAGAAAAAACTATCAATACGGAATTGAATAAAATTTATAAAGATATTAATTTTTATACTAAAAATGATCAATGTCCTGTTTGCACTCAAAAAATTGATACCACACTAAAGACTAATATTATGAGTGAGCGGGAAACTAGAAAGACTGAATTAGAAGAATTGATGGTTTCTCAGAAAATTCAATTACAAAAAATAAATGAAACCTTAAAGATTAAAACTAGTAAACTTGCTAATGTTGGTTCTACTGAAAAAGAAATACAGTCACTACAGACCCAAGCAAGTGCCACTGCAAAATACATCAAAAAGATACAAACAGGAATAGATGAATTGCGAGTGGATAACAGCAGTATTGATACGGAAAAAGAAAAACTAAAAGAGATTGCTGTTATAGGAAAAACTCTATTAGAAACTAAAAATAAACTAAACGATGATATGCATTACTTTAGTCTTGCTTCTTTATTGATAAAGGATACAGGAATCAAGAGTAAGATCATCAAGCACTATTTACCTATTATGAATCAGATTATTAATAAGTATCTTGCTCAAATGGATTTCTTTGTTCAATTTGAACTAAGCGAATCATTCGAAGAAACTATTAAGAGTCGTCACAGAGATATCTTCACCTATAACAGTTTTAGTGAGGGAGAAAAAAGAAAAATTGATCTATCTCTTTTGTTTGCATGGAGAGCAGTTTCTCAATTAAAGAACTCATTAAATTGCAATCTTTTAATTTTTGATGAAGTATTAGATGGAAGTCTAGACGATGCCGCCACAGAATCATTTTTAACAATTTTAAAGGCTTTTCAAAAAAATATCAATATATATGTAATATCGCACAAACCAAAAGATATACTTCAAGATAAGTTTGAAGATCATATTACATACCGCAAAAAGAACAATTTTACAAAGATCGAACAATGAAATCACGAAAACAAGAAGCATACTCAAAAGACGAACCTGTATGGATTAAAACTATGGTTGAGGACGATGACCAAATAAGTGGTTTTGTGCTTCGTCATTCTAATTGGTGTAATTTCAATTGGGACAAAAAAGATTATAAGCAAAACACTCTCAATCATATTAAAACAAATAAAAAACTATTTAAATTAGTTTCAGGTGTTAATCACGATTCAGAAGGATTTAGAACAATTGGTGCCTTTTGTAGAATGCATGAATTGGGTTGTCCTCTATCAGATAAGATAATTACCAAGATAGAAGACACTCTAAAGCATCTTGCAACACAAAAACAAGAAACTCAAGCGATTGAACCTGTAAAGACTAGTATTCAATCTCGCATAGGTGATCGTTTAAATGAAATGATGCAAACCCTAGAGGAAAGAAGTGATAGATTTATTGAGTGTCTATCCACACAAACAAACTGTCCATTTAATCCTGAAGCATGGTTCAAGCAAGTAGATATGAAAACGGTATATGTTCCTGCTCTTTTGAATATGTTTGAACCTCGTTTAAAGGAGATAGAACTTGCTCTGAGCGGTTCTGATCTAGATTTAAAGGAAGGATACTCTTGGCTGTCTAAACCTAATCTGAGGCGTTTTGCAGAGTTTCACCGAGAGATGATAACGGCTCTACAAGATTTATCAAATAATAAAACCAGAAAGATTAGAAAGAAGAAAGTCAAGACTCCACAAAAACTTGTAGAAAAACTCAAATATCAAAAAAATAATACAGAATTAGGTATTACCTCTACAAATGCTTCCAACATGGTGAATTCTAAAATTATTATTTTATATAATGAAAAATATAAAAAGGTTTCCATATATCATCAATTAGATGCTAGAGGATTAACTATCAAGGGTCAGACTATACAAAATTGGGATTCGGATAAATCTCAAACAAAAAGCTTGAAGTCTCCCAAAAATATGCTACAATCTATGACTGGCACTGAAAAGGTTGTTTTAAATGCGTTTGAAAGAATTGGTAAGAAACCTACCAAAGTAACTGGTCGTATCAACGAAAACACTCTAATAATTAACTGTTTAAAATGATTCTAATAGATAACACACAAATCGTACTTGCAGCAATATTTTCTCAACAGAATGAAGAATTCTCTTTAGATGTTGCTCGTCATATTGTTCTTAATTGTTTTCGTAATTACAGAAGTAAATATCACGCCAAATTTGGAGAACTAGTTATCTGTCGAGATTCTGGTAATCTTTGGCGCAAAGAAGTTTTTCCACATTATAAATGCTCTAGAAAAAAGACAAGAAAGAATGATGGTAAAGATTGGGAAAGTATTTTCAATGTGCTTCATGTGGTTGAACAAGAAATACGAACAATCTTTCCCTACAAATCAATAGCAGTAGATCATTGTGAGGCAGACGATGTTATTGCAACTCTTACTAAAAATTTTCATGATAAAGAAAATATTATGATTATTTCTAGTGATAAAGATTTTAAACAATTATATCGGTATCCTAATGTGACTCAGTTTAGTCCTATACACGGTAAGATTGTGGTGTGTGAAGAACCTGAACGATATTTATTTGAACATATTATTTCTGGCGATTCTTCAGATAGTATTCCAAATATTCTTTCAGAGGATGATACCTTTGCAGTAGAAGGAAAGCGTCAAAAACCATTAACAGTAAAAAAACTTGCTTCGTGGCAACAGTTTGATGATGTTCCACAGCAATACCGAGATAATATTATTCGGAATCAAAAATTGGTAGATCTTACATACATACCTATAGAATATGAAACGAAAATATTGGAAGAATATGCAAAAGAACCAATAGGCAAGCGAAGCATGATTTTTGATTACTTGATTGAAAATAAAATGAAATTGTTGATTGACCATATACAGGATTTTTAAAATGAAATATATTACAGAAATAATGAATGAGATTAGATTAGCAGAGACTGAACAAGAAAAAATAAATATTCTCAAAACGAATCAATCACCAGAATTGGTGAGAATGATGGAATACGCATTCACTGATAAGTATTCTGCAGTTCAAATTGAAATTCCAAAATATAAAATTGATGATTCTCCTGTTGGATTTTCTTACACAAGTCTTAGTAGAGAATATAAAAATATTCCTTATTTTTTTGAATCGCATACAGGAATACAGAAACAAAAACGAGATCTTAAACTTAAAAATTTATTAGAATCTTTATATTGGATGGATTCTTCTGTTCTTGAAAATGCTCTGCTTAAGAAGATAGATAGTTTTCCTGTTACTCTAGATCTACTTCAAAAAGCATTTCCTCTTAATTTTAAATAAAGGAGATAGTGATGTCGGATAGTGATGATTTTTACGGAGAAGACCGTAGGGACGAGAAACGAACTCGTAAACAAAATACAAAGAAAAAGAAAAATAACGATAAAGTTTATCTACAGAATTATATTTACAATAATCAGAATGAAGATAAAGACATTATGGACTTTTTTGAAGATGAGAGTGGAGATTAATTATGGACAATGAGAATAAAGTACCTGAGCAGAGTGATGAAGTAATTTCCCAACCCAAAGCAGGATTTGCTACTAAGGCATCAAATTTTGCACAATCCATGATTTCTAAGGGATTAAAGGGGAATAAGGCAGATGCTGCTGTTATCGATTTAAGAAATATGAGTTGTAACGGAGATCCTGCACGAAAACTACCACCCTGTTCTGAAAGACAAGATAGTGTAAATTTTCCTGGATCTTTCTTTTGCGGTGCGTGTGGATGCGGAGACAAGGAAATGACATTGTTAAAATCAAGACAATTACCAAATGGTGAAAATTCTTATTATAAATTAGAATTCCCAAAAGTGCATTGTCCTCTGAGAATGCCTGGTTTTACAAATTATACACCATCGGAAAATGGTGTTTCTGAAAATCCAAGGAAGAAATTTGTTGAACTTACCTTCGGTTTAGAGTATACTACTGATAACTCTAAGTGATGATCGTTTTAAATTTATATTATAGGAGAATGTGATGACTAGTACTACAATGAAGATTTCTAAGAATACTCTTGATGTGTTGAAGAATTTTGCGTCGATTAATTCAAATTTGTTGGTAAAACCAGGAAATGTTATTTCCACAATTTCGCCAGTAAAAAATGTGTTGTCTGAAATGACTGTTGAAGAAACTTTCCAAAATGAATTTGGTATTTGGGATTTGAACAAGTTTCTTGGAACTGTTTCACTTTTTAATGATCCTGAGTTTGAGTTCAATGAAAAGTCTGTTACTATTTCAGGATCAAATGGTTCATCAGTTGTGTATCACTATTGTGAGCCAAAACTTCTGACAGTTCCCACCAAGAAGATCAAGATGCCTGCCACAGCAGTTGTGTTTACCTTGACACAAAAAGCATTCTCGGATGTTCTTCGAGCCGCTTCAGTTCTTCAACTTCCTGATATTGGTATTCGTTATAATGTTGACGATTGCAAGACAGGTAAGATTGAAATCTTTGCTACTGATAAGTCTGTTCCTGGATCTAATTTTTATTCTTTGCCTGTTGGAGATTGTGAAACTGATGCATCATTCAAGATGTTCTTTAAGGTTGAGAATCTGAAATTGTTCACAGGTGATTACGAGGTTCAAATGTGCAAGGAAATTGTTAGTAAGTTTACTAATAATAATCTTGATTTGACTTATTGGATTGCTCTTGAAGCAGATTCTGAATACAAGGACTAAAATGGAAACAAATCCTGACCAGTTTCTCTGGGTCGAAAAGTATCGACCACAGAAGGTGTCTGACTGTATTCTTCCAGATAGCATAGGAAATTTCTTTTCTGAGATTGCAAAATCTGAATGGAAAGATATGCCAAATCTTATGCTGTCTGGTGGAGCAGGATGTGGAAAGACTAGCGTTGCCAAGGCTCTTTGCAACGAATTAGAAACAGATCATATTCTTATTAATTGTTCTGAAAACGGTAATATTGATACATTGCGAACCAAGATTCGTGACTTTGCTAGTAGTGTATCACTGAGTGGTGGTGGTAAAGTAGTAATCTTGGATGAGTTTGATTATGCAAATCCTCAAAGTATGCAACCAGCACTTCGCGGATTTATGGAAGAATTTTCCAAGAATTGTAGATTTATTATTACTTGTAATTTTAAAAATAAAGTTATTGAACCACTACATTCTAGATGCACTTGCATTGATTTTCGGTTTTCAGGAAAAGAAAAGACTAAACTATCTACACATTTTTTTGAACGAGCAAAGACTATTCTTTCCAACGAAGGAATAAAATTTGATGAATCGGTTCTAGCAAAATTAGTTTTAAAGCATTCTCCCGATTTTCGTAGATTGATCAATGAACTTCAGAGATATTCTTCAACAGGTGCAATTGATTCTGGTCTGCTTGCAGAAACAGGAGATATTCCGACTGAACAGTTACTGAAACATATGAAGTCTAAGAATATGGATGAGATTCGAAAATGGGTGTTTTCTAATCTTGATAATGATCAATCAATGATTTTTAGAAAGATTTACGAAACTCTCTACGTTGAATTGGACAAGAATAGTATTCCCACAGCAATTATGATTATTGCAGATTATCAGTATAAATCTGCTTTTGTTGCCGATCAGGAAATCAATATGTTGGCGTGTATTGTACAAATAACAGTGGAGTGTAATTTCAAATGAATCCATTTGATGTTCTTAATAGTATAAATTACACAAAAAAGAATCTAATAGATGATGGGGTGTGTGAGGAAAAGCAGTATCTTCCCTTTATAGTTAATAAAGGATTATCCTATTTTCCTGATACCCTATTTCATGCAAACGAGATTAATTTTAGGAATTTTCTACCCAAAAAACTTCAATATGACTATTTGCTGCTTTCCGTCAGAAAGAGGAAAAGGTTCTCGAAATGGCTTAAAAATGTTGAGCCTGTAGGCATTAAATGTGTTGCTAGATATTATAACATTTCATCAAGAAGAGCCGAAGAATATATGAAGTTATTATCAAAAGCACAACTAAAAGTCATAACTGATATGTATAAAGATATAGATGGGGATTGATTGTTTTTTATACATATAGGTGATATTTTATCATTTAAATGTATTAGAAAGATTAATCATGGAAATCCCCTCATCTGATGTGTCAAATTTATTAGAAATTGTCCTAAAAACTGAGGACGATTTTTTAAAAATTAAAGAAACTCTAACGAGAATTGGGATTTCTTCTAATAGAGAAAATAAATTATACCAATCTTGTCATATTTTACACAAACGTGGAAAATACTATATTGTGCATTTCAAGGAACTATTCTCTCTAGATGGTCTTCCTTCAAATATTGATGAAACTGATATTGGTCGACGAAACACTATTTCTAAATTGTTGGAAGAGTGGGGACTTCTTACAGTTACCGATAAAGAAAAAATGAATGCAATATTGACCCCGTTAAATAAAATTAAAATTATACCATTTAAAGAAAAATTAAACTGGGAATTGTGCCCTAAATATCATATAGGAAAAAAATCATGATAGGTGGAACATACGATATTATAGCAGAACAAGGATCGACTCTTGAAATTCAATTTGAATATTTGAATGAAAGTGATGTTGCTGTTAATATAACATCATCATCTAATGTTTTAAAATTCAAAATTCAAAAAACTTCAACAAAAACTGATTTGTTTCTTCTTGAAATAAATTCAGACGGATCTGGTCAGGAAGGATCTGTACCTTATCCTGATACAAATTCTTATTATGGTTCATTAAGTAAAACTGGATCCAGTGTTGGATCTTTTAAATTAACTATCAACGCCGAATCTATGGCTCAGTTTTCTTTAGGAACTTATTTTTACTATATTAGATTGCAAAATGGTTCCGTAGTAACTCCTCTTTGTAAAGGAAGATTTTCTGTAGAATCTAGAGTTAAATGACAAAATTAAAAGTAACCACAAAACAACCAAATAAAATTATTCCAGATTATAACGCCAATAAGATTAAAATTAAAAAACAAGGCGATATGTCAATTATGGTGAAATAATTATGGGTCAAAAAAGACTAGTTCCTAATGGATTGCAATTATTTTCAATGGATAGTGGTTATACTCCGATTTTAAATGAAACTTTAGTTTCTACTGAACGTACTGGAGTAAAAATTGGAGAAACTATTATAAATTATGAAGATAAACGATTTTTTATTGGTATGGGATTGGCTAAAACTCCATTAGAATTAACAAATGTTATTAATTTAAATGTTTCAGGTCAAAAACCAAGTGCTTCTGTGGTTTATAACGCAGGAACAATCATCATAAATACAGTAGACAACTTGGCATGGATAGGTACAGGAAATCATGGAACAAACGGAAGTTTTATATCTCTTCAGAGCGGTGCAGAAATAAGTCTTGATGGCGGTTCATTTTAATGTCAATAATTAAACTAAAAAGATCACAAACAGCAGCAGTATCACCAACAGGATTAGCCTATGGTGAGGTTGCTGTTAATATTACAGATAAAAAAATCTTTATAGGAAATTCAACAGGAGCAACAGTATTACTTGTTGATGGAAATGCAACAGGTGGGGGTGGTACAACTTCAACCGAAACAATTCAAGACGCTGCTGCTTCTTTGTTTACAACAGGAACACATACTGGAATTTCTGTATCCTATCCTGATACCAATAACGCAATTAATTTAGTAAATACTGGTGTTCTTTCTATTGGCGGTTCGACTGGAGTAATTAGTGCTGCCACTGGACGCACAAGTCTTGGTCTGGTTATTGGCACAGATGTTCAACGATATGATCCTACATTAGCAGCAATAGCAGGATTATCTCCAGATGCTGATGATCTTATCTACTTTAATGGCACAGATGGTGCATCCATTACAACCCTTACATCATTTGGTAGATCTTTGATTGATGATGTGAGTGCCACAACAGCAAGAACCACACTTGGATTAACTATAGGAACAAATGTTCAAGCATGGGATGCGGATTTAGATGCAATTGCTGCTTTAAACGGATCAACAGGTGTCCTAAAGAAAAC